CTTAATAAATATAAATTATGGCTTCATTAGTAACCTTAGGATTAAACAAAGAAAAGCTAACCTTTAACGAAAAAGGTTGGGCTAACATCACAATCAGTATCAATGACGATACTAACCAATATGGGCAAAATGCTAGCGCATCTCTCGGTCAAACAAAAGAGCAAAGAGAAGCTAAAGAAGCAAAGGTTTACGTTGGTAATGGTAAAGTGGTATGGACTGATGGTAACATCAAAACAGCTGACCGTGTTGAGGAAGGTGTAACGGCATCTGAGCAGTCAACTGCTGGACGTGGAACTCCTGACCTACCTTTCTAATTAACCAATCAAAAGATATATATAAACCACCAAACACCTCTCTATGTTAGCTACACTCAATCACTTAAAGGAAAAGATTATGGACGTCAAATACGACCGTATAGAACAGGGTTTAGGCCTAGATTTACCTGAGGTTGATGAATGGCTAAGATTTAAGAGAGGTGGGTTTAATATATGTATCGGTCACGCTAACGTAGGTAAAACTACAGTTATATTGTACCTGATGATGGCATACGCTCTAAAGCACAACCTTAAATGGCTTATTTTTAGCAGTGAAAATACTGACTATAGCATAGCACGTAAGCTCATAGAGTTTAAGACGTCAACACCAGTACAACAGCTACCTGATGCGGTTATAGAGAAAGAGCTGAAGTGGATAAATGACCACTTCAAAATCATCTTAGTGGATAAGATATACACAGCTCGTGTATTGCTTAAAGAGGCTAAGATAATCAAAGATAAGTGGGACTACGACGGAATACTTGTAGACCCTTATAACTCACTAGCAAAAGACCCTCAGCTCCTACGTTCAGTAGGTGGTCACGAGTATGACTATCAAATAGCTTCAGAGTTTAGATTATTTTGCAAAGAGAATAACGTTTCAATGTGGCTCAACTGTCACGCTGTTACTGAGGCCTTAAGACGTAAGCATCCAGCAGACCACGAGTACGCTGGACACCCACAGCCGTGTAGTATGGCAGATGTCGAAGGAGGAGGTAAGTGGGGAAACCGTGCTGATGACGTGATTTCGTGTCATAGGTACACCCAACACAGCGAACGGTGGATGTTCTCTGATATTCACGTGGTAAAAGTAAAGGAGACAGAAACTGGCGGTAGACCTACCTCACAGGACGCTCCTATCTCAATGAGAATGATGCCAGCGAATTGTCAGTTTACAGTAGCTGGACAGGATGTGATACAAAAGAAACAAGTAAAAGCAGAGAAATTAGAATGGTAATTTTAGCAATAATAACAGCGTTTGTGATGGCACTCCACATATGGTTTGCAGAACCAAACGTAACGGTAAGAGTGAGCTTCGTGAAGGGCTTAATGTTTGGGGCGGTATACGGCTCTTACGACATAGAAACTGAAGATAGCGACTTAATTAAAGCGTCTCACTATCAAATTAGCTTTGCTTTTATAATATTAACTTTAGAATGGTACAATGAATACGAATAAAGCAATAGAGCTGTTAGCAGTTCATCACAGTGAGTTTATAAACACAGCTAAGGCTATAGCTGGCAACAACTTTGACGTTGCTAACTACGCTGAGGACTATGTTCAGGACAGTTATCTTAAACTATTAGGTTATGACGACCTTTATGATAAGATAATAGACGGGGAGAAGGCTTCAAAGGGCTATATGTTCTTTGCGCTACGTTCAACAATCATTAACGACCTCAAAAAAGTTAAGAAGTGTCGCTACACACATATAGGCGACCAATACGATATGGAGGAGAAATATATGGTAATTGATGAAAGTAGAGATAAGAATGAGACGGTCTTAGAAGGCTTGGAGGATGAGATGTACGAAGTCCTTAAGGGTGAAATACATTGGTTTGACTATGAGCTGTTCAGGAAGTATCTAAAGACACGCAAGAGCTTTAGAGTTCTAGCAGAGGAGAGTGGCTTAGGTATTCAAACTATTTACCTGTCAATCAAAAAAAGTAAATTAATTATAGCAGATAAGCTATACAATAAATATGTAGAATTTTCAAATGGTGTACACAATGAATAGCAAGGTAAGAAGGAAAAGAAAAGGAGTTCACTCCAAAAATGCGAGTAAAGGACAAAACGCATACAAATCAAAGTCCAAAGGTCAAGGTTCAAATTAAATAATATGGAAACTATAAACGAAAGAATATTTAAATTAAATGACGAAGGTCTTTCTGTTGGTAAGATTGCGCAAAAGGTAAAAGTTAAGAAGGCCGTAGTATTAGATATATTAGGGGAGGCTGAGAATAAAGGAGCTGGAGATATTGTAGAGAAAATAACAAAAGCAACAGGAATCAAAGCTGTAGTGGAAACTGTAGCTAAGGCTCTAGATACTGACTGTGGTTGCGCAGCTAGAAAGGAGACGCTGAATAAGCTATTTCCTAATCGTAAGCTCAACGACCTAAGTACTGAGGACTATGACTATTTGACTGAATGGTACTCCGCTAAGCGTAGCTCAGTAAACACTCAGCAGCAAAATATGTTAGTAGACATCTATAACAGAGTATTCAATGCTAAACGTAAGGTGAGTAACTGTTCTACTTGTATTGCTTCTGTAAATCGTGAACTTAAAAGGATATACGATGGAGCTAACAACTAAGAAACTTAAGAAACTCAGTAAGACTGAGCTGACTAAGATAGCTGACCAAATGGCTACTAAACTGCAGTGGTTTCACTCAACTGGAAAGAACGAGCAAGAGCCTGAGCGTTATAAGCGTTTGGCCTTAGAGCTCTATCACGTTGCTGAAATCATCGAGGAGAAGGAGCAAGCTAAAGCAGCTAAAAAAACGTCTCTTAAGAAATAAATCAATTAGGGGCTTGTATATGTCAAATATTTGTTGTATACTTGCCCCGTAATAATAAAACAAAAATATGTCTGAAATTAGACCAAGACTCTCAGGAGCACGCAAAATTAACTTTGAGTTCTTTAATAACAAGGAATCTAGAGTGTTAGTGATTGGTGACTTACACGCACCTTTTGACTTAGACGGATACTTCGACCATTGTGTTGAGGTGTACGAACGTTACAACTGTAATAAGGTTGTGTTCATTGGTGATGTTATCGATAACCATTTTAGTTCTTACCACGAAACTGACGCTAACGGATTGGGTGGAGCTGCTGAGCTTGACTTAGCTATTGACCGCTTACGTCGTTGGTATCACCGTTTTCCTGATGCTGATGTTACTATTGGTAATCACGATAGAATCATTATGCGTAAGGCTCAGAGTTCATCTGTACCAACTAAGTGGATAAAAGACTACAAAGAAGTGCTTGAGACTCCTAAATGGAGATTTGTTACCTCTGTAGACATTGACGGTGTACATTACATACACGGTGAGGCCGGAACTGCCAAGACAAAAGCTCGTGCTGATATGCGCTCAACTGTACAAGGCCATCTACATACTCAGGCATATACCGAGTACTTTGTAGGAGCTAACACTCGTATCTTCGGAACTCAAGTAGGCTGTGGTATTGACTTCGCTTCATACGCTCTAGCTTACGCTAAGGCTGGTAAGAAGCCAGCTATAGGTTGCGCTGTAGTAATAGGAGGCCGCACGGCAATTAATGAATTAATGGTACTTTAACTTTAAAATAGAATAAAAATGAGATTATTTTTAACAATAACTTTAACGGCTATAATTATAGCGTCAATTTCATCTTGCGAGAAACCTGTAAACTGTAAAGAGGGGTTGGTAACCTACAGTAAGGTTGTAACACACACAGCTTCATTCTTTAGCTTCAATGATGAGTCATTAGTAACTTTGAGCGGTATGAATAAAGACGTAAAGCTCACTCCTTCAGATGCTACTGAAGGTGTAATCTACACTACAGGGGACGTGAATCTTAACGGATACAAGTTGACCCTAAGCAACGTTACTTTAGTTGTAAGGGGTAACCTTAACGGAGGGGGTACTGTAGTTACTAACGGTAATAATGGCTCTATATGTGTGAATGGCAATACTCAGAACAACCCTGATGTCTCTGAGGCAAATGTAGGGTGCGCTACATTGTCAAGCGATGAAGTTGACACCTTTACTGAGATGGGAGCTGATTGCGACTTAAACTCCATTAAGTACGTTGGGAGCGAGAGATATGTAGCTGTAAAATTTCAATCACTATGAGCTTATTGAAAAGTAGAACAGTGAGAGGTGTAACTATAAGTTACGACGAATTAGAGAATATAGATAGGGTTGTTAAAAAGAATATGCCTAAAGACTTAGATGTAGAGTATAAGGTAGTAAGTTCTAAGGAGAAGGCTGAATTGAGAAAAGCTACTCCAGTCTTTTCAGGAGTTCTTAACTACTTTCCTGATGCTATTAAGTATGTGAGTAAGGCCTCTTATGTAGGTCAACAGCAACATAACCCTGATAAGCCATTAGCTTGGGACAGGAGCAAATCAGGAGATGAGCTAGATGCTTTAACTAGGCATCTTATAGACCACTCAACAGACCCTATGGACGACGACGGAGTCTTACACTTGGGTAAGGTAGCTTGGAGAGCCTTAGCAGCTTTACAAAAGCACATAGAAGACAACCCTCAATAGATT